GCAGAGCCAGTGCCGTTAAACCTTTGAACTGTGGGAACAGTTTGGAAGTTTGTAGATAGTTGGTTTCCGATTATTGGCATATTATGTTGACTCCATAATTGATAGCGCGGCATCGAGTGTGGCGTCTGTGCTACTCTTTATGTATAATTTGTCGCCAACTTTCAGCACTACTTTGCCACCACTCAAAAGCTCAAGAGAGCTTCCTGCGGGAATTGGTACGTTGTTCAGTAGCATTACGGGTTGGTTTTGTTCTGTGTCGTTTGTTGTGCTGTCAAGTTTTATGCTTGCGTTTACTTGTGATGTGTGGACGTTGCATAAGATCAGACCAAGGACTATCGTCGTTGTGGAGCTTGGGCAAGTGTATAAAAGCTCTAATTCGTTTGTTGCTCCAGCTACGGGCATCGCCGCATGTGATTTAAGTTTGAAGACGTTTCCCATATTGTTAGCCCCCTAAAGCTATCGCTAATGCGGTTACGTCGCTTTGTGACGCAACTTCTGCTGAGTTTACTTTTAGTTTTTTGTTGAAGTTCCAACTGTCGTCTGTGTTGGCATAGGTTAATGTTGCGTTTGCGCCTGCTATTGTTAAGCCTCCGCCGTTTGCGGCGGCGGCATTACCTGCGTCTTTAGCGGCGGTTATGTTGAGATCGGAGACAGCCATCGTTGTGCTGTTTACTGTTGTGGTTGTGCCGTCTACTTGTAGGTTGCCTTTGATGACTACTGTCCCTGTGTTGTCGCCAATGGCGGCAGGGTCGATTACGAAACTAGCAGGGCCACGTAGTTCTCCTCCGAGTGTTACGTTGGCGGCGAGGGCGGCAGTTATACGTCCGTCTGCTCGTGTGTCGGCTCTGGTGTTTGTGAAGTAGAGGTTGCTTGATCCCTCGGACAGGTTGTCTGTATTGTTGGTGCTGATGAGCGTTACGAATGCAGACCCGTTGTATGTTTTGATGATATTGTTGTTTGTGTCGTACCAGAGGTCGCCTGCTGTAGGGCTTCCAGGGGCAGAGCTTGCTATGAAGTAGGTGTTAGCGAAAGCGTTGACGTTAGTTAGGTTGTTCGCAACAGTGGTGACGTTAGCAGAGATGCCTGCAACTGTCGTCACGTTTGCTTGTATTCCTGCAACAGTAGTTGTGTTTGCTGATATTCCTGCAACAGTCGCTATGTTGCCAACGACGCCAGACGCACCGAGGGTTGCCATATTGGTTACGTTCGCAGACGTAGCAAGGATGCCGAGGTCTGTTACGATATCGGATGTGGCTAGGATATTTAGGTCTTCGATGATTGTAGTTGTGGCTAGGGAATTTAAGTCGGCAACGAAATCGCTTGTAATTAAAGAGGCTTTGCCTGCCACTGTTGTAATGTTGGATGAAATGCCTGCAACAGTATTGATGTTTGAAGAGTTTGAATTGACGGCGTTAATGTTCGTTGCGTTGGAATTGACGGCTGAGACGGCAGACGAGATTGTGTTTACGCCTGAGACGGCTGTCGATATTCCTGCTACTGTCGAGACGGCTGATGATATGCCCGCGACTGTTGTCGTGTTGGCGTGTATTCCCGCTACTGTTGTTACGTTGGCTGATATGCCTGCGACTGTTGTTACGTCTGAAGCTATGCCTGAGACTGTGTTGACGTTGGCTATTGCTCCCGCGACTGTGTTGATGTTGGATATGCCAGACGATACTGTGGCGACGTTTCCTGTTGTTGCCCAATGTTTCGCGCTGTAATTTGATCCGTCGACTGTCCCCGACGTCTTTGTTGCCCACTCTTTTGCCGCGCCTTTAGAGGCTGTGTCTGTTACGCCTGTGCCACCGATTGCCCATGCTTTTGATGAGTAGTCTGTTGAGGAGACTTGTCCGTCTGTTTTGATTGCCCAGTTCTTTGCTTCTGATACGTCTACTATTTTCTCTGTGTTGGATGAGGAGATGAACGCCGCTTCGTCTGCGTATGTTGCGGCTGATGATAAGCCGTGGACTATGTATACGTCTTTGGTGGATAGAGTGACTATATCAAAGTTGTTGTATGATGTTGAGCTAGAGAATGCTCCTTCTATGCTGAAGAAAGTTGTGAGGTCTGACCAGCCAGATGTACTGTTTGAAAAGTTACCTACTCTTACTTGGAGCTTGTCTGTTGAGGCGTCGAAACGAAATTCGAAGTTGGCTACTCGGAAGACACCACTGTCGTCGAATAGATCGCCGACAAGGTCGTAGAGGGAACGTGTTCCTTTCTCGACGCTTTCCATATAGGTGTCGAGATTGTGTTCGCCTGTCTTAGCAGAGCGAAATCGTATTTGTTCTCCTGTGGGTTGCGTTTGAGCCATTAGTCGTAGTACCCCATGTCTTTCATTAATCTGACTAATTTTGCCTTAGTAAGGGCATACTTGTCGTCCATATTGGCTGAATTTTGTGCGCCTTCTAGCTCAGATACACGGATTTGTAGTTCTTTAATCATGTCTTTAACCTGACTTACGTCGCTCTTTTGTTCTTTGTGACGGGCGTCTAGGTTGAGTTGTTGGATGCGTTCGACTTCTGTAATGAAGTCAACGACCTTTCCGTCTACTAAAGATCCTAATATTTCTTTTTTATCGCTCATTTCCCCTCGCTTTGTTAAGTGGAACTAGGTTGCCTTTGCTTACTTCTTTCTGAATGTTCTCTTCGGGCTGAACAGATGCACCACGCATCTTCTCCATAAGTTGCATTTGCTGGGAGGGAGATGGCCCTTCCTGTTGCATCTGCTGTTTGGATATACGGAAGCGGTCTAGGTCTGTTATTCCCATAGCTCTGATGGCTTCTTCTGCTATTTGCCCTGCGTTGTACTCCATGTTGAGACCCGTTTGAGCCATGATCTGGAGCATATTCATCCATGCTTCAGCGTTTCGTGTGGGTTCGAGAGGTAGCGTTCCGTCTATTACGAGGTAGTCTATGTCGCCTTGTAGGTCTTTGGATACGTCGTAATCGAGGTAGCCGTCCTCTACCAAGCCTGATAGTTGGTTCGGCATGTTTTGGCTGTCGACTTTGATTGAGCCTTCCATTGATAAACTGTCCTGTATGTTGGCAACCATCATTCTAACCATAGGTCGGATGGTGGTGGCTGACATGACACGGGCTAATACGCCAAGACGTTGCGATCCGAGTTGTGTTAGGCGTTGTATTTCTGTGGCAGTTCGAACGCCGTCTGATGTGGGCATACCCTGTTGGGCGTCTGAGGCTGATGATACTCTTTGCTTTAAGTCTGACATGGCGGCAATGTCCTGCATGTGTCCCTTCGTTACGTCTGGGATCTGCGCAATGAAGACGCCGTCTCCTGGCTTTGTGCCAGGCAGTGTACGGACTACGCCCCAAGGGTTTCTGTCTATGAGGTCGGGGACAGAGACTTGAGTGGGGTCTACAAAGATGAGGTTGTTGAGGGCGGCGGATATGTTGTCTATACGAGAGCGCATGAGGTAAGTTGCGATGTCGTGCATTGGCAGTATGAGGTCGTAGAGTGATTGCCCGTAGGTCTTGTGACTGTCTTGATAGAGACCGCCAATGACTGTTGGGAACTGCTGTCCGTATGGATTGAGTTGCATTCGGATGACGACGTTCTCGTCTAGGATTGTTATGACCATAAAGATTTGGTCGATTGAAGGTATATTGATTTCGTGACCTGATAGGCGTACCCATGCTTCGTCTACTACTCTTGCGTCGCCAAGGGTGAAGTAGGCGTGATCCATTCGTTCGCGTTGATTGGGTTGTGCGGGATCAATAGAGAGACCACGCCCTTCTTCTTTATGGAAGTGGTGAGCGTTCCATGCGTTCCGTGGAGGAGATACCTTGTGCCGAAGTTCGGGGTTCATTTTTAGCTTGGGGTATAAGCCAGAGTAGAGGAGGCTGTTGTATGAGGAATAGTCGGCGAAGACTATGTATTGCATGTTGTCCCAGTCACCCCAGTTTACGCGAGGGTCAGGGAAGCATCTGCGTGGATCAAAGTTTACTATCTGGTTCTGGTTTGATTTGGCGTCCCAGATAAGTTTAGTGGGGGCGAAGCCGTATCTTATGCTATCAAGTAGGAGTTGTGCGAGACGAGCCTCGCCCGCAGTCCTTCGCATTTGCTGGTGCAGGACACGTTCCAATATGAGTGAGGATTGTCTGGACTTTCGGTTCAGACCTTCCAGTTGGAACATTGGATTACGTCCTGAGAGAGCCGCCATTAAATATGTGAGGACTGTGTCTGCTATCGCACGGGTGTCAGCTATTACTGCTTTTTCTCGGAAGTCTGTACTGTCTGGTCTGACGTAAACGTCGTGAGCGCGGTCAGCTTCCTTCCAGTGGTCATAGCGTTTTCTTATTTTGTTGTAGGACATGTCGACCATAGACTTGACGTAGTCTACTATTCGACGTTCCTGTTCGTCGTTGAGGAGATGAGATATGTCTTCATACTTAATTAGTTTTTCTGCAAACTCAGAAAGATCAACGACAATACCTTCTTGAGATCCAGCTACATGATCTGTTTTGTAGTTTGAACCTGATTTAATTGTTGTACGGGTTTTAGGGCCACTATCACTCATAGTCTGACTTTACCTTTTGTTAGGGTTGTTGGTCGTCCCTTATGTTCCCCAGCCTGTCCATTTTGGCATAGCTGAACTGACACGGGTCTTTAGGGATTTTCCGAGGGAGGGTACGTCCTTATAGTTTAGAGATTGTGTTGGGTCGGAATGGAGGTTCCACGCTTCGGGAGAGACGGAAGTTCGGGATAGAACGTCGACTGCCATTGTCATGGCGTCGACTTGGTCGTCATGGTTGCCCCCTGGAAATGTTACACACTCGTCTATGAAGGTGTCGAGCCAATCGGATTGTTCGGGTATGAATACTCTGCCTCCTTCTATGATGGGAAGGATAGCGTTGACACGGGCGACCTTATCGTTGACGACCTTGTAGGGGATGACTGCCATACCGCTTTCGCGTTTGAGTTCTTGGATCAGGGACTGACCAGAGGCTTTGTCTTCTATATACATGGCTCGGAGACCTTTGCCTCGCCATCTATTGTTGAGTTGGACTAGGCGTTGCTTGAGTTCGGGGAAGTCGTACTTGCCACGCATTATGTCTATAAGGTAGATGTCGCCGTTTCTATCCATGCCTGCTGTGACAGCTACGGAGTAGTCTGCGGTTTCTGTTTTCTTGAAGGCTGTGTCAACTGCGATGATGAGGGACTGGAATGTGTCAGGTCTGAGGTCGGACGGATACTTTAGCCACCATTCTGTTTTGATTATGTTACCGC